CACCCGTAGATGCGGCAACCTGATGGTCAGCGAGTAGTACTGGCCTGTCACGATCAGTTTGCCGGTGAAGGTGATGTCCATTTTTTTCGGCGTCCCCGCCGCCCAGGCATCGAAAAAAGCATCGTTGGCCGTGTTGTAGCGGGGGAACTTGAGGGTCAGCGACACGGCCGGGAAGCCGTTGTCGTCAGGCTCCGCCACACCGGCCTGGCCGGCGACCGCCTCGGTATCCATTGGCCTTCCGACGGTCAGCTCGAACCCGGACGGCTTGATCACGTCACCAGCCCCGAGAGCCGCGGCGGTCTGGTCGTTCATTCTGAAGACCGCGGCGCTCTGCATCATGATCCGGTTGCCTTTTGCCACCGTGATGCCCGCCATGGTGGCAACGGTGTTCACCAGGCTGTCGCGGACTAACCGATCACCGGTCAGGTCGAACGATGCCTTGAGCGGCTTATTGGCCTCGCCGGAGAGTTTTAAGCCGTGGATCTTGGCGCTCGGATATTCCCAGGTCTTGTTCGCCAGCTTTTTTTCCGCCAAGGTGCCGAAGAGGCCATAAATCTGGCTGGCCATGTCGATGGTATGACGATAGGCGATGGTGGCGGAGATCTGGGCGACCGAGGCGCTGCCCATCAAGAGCGCCAGCGGCAGGCCGAGGCCATCATAGCGGGCATACATCTCGATGTTGCCGGCGCAGGTCATCTCGCCGGGATCGGTGTCGGTGACCCACGGCTGCCCGGCGGAATCGTCGTCCTCCATTTTGATCGCCGGCTTGATGCCGTCGGAGAGGAGCAAGAGCCCGTTCCCCGCTCCGCATGCCGCCGCCGTTCCCCAGGTGGTTCCTTTCTTCAGGCCGCAGACGAATTCTCGGCCGGTTATTTCATTCGCCATTTAGGAAATTCCTCCTTAAATAAGTTCCCGTTCCAGGGTGTAGATCATGGTCCGGACCAGCTTGACTATCCATTGCTTGTTCTCGGCCTGGAACATTTCCGTCGGCCGGTCCGGGCCGATCTCCACCTTATCGATGTCGGCCAGCCCGAGATCGTTGTGCATGAGCAGATCACTGGCATCGTCCATGAACTGGTACAGCCCGGTAACCGCCTCGCCGCCGTCGGCGGTCATCCTGACGAAGGCGGCCAGCTCGACCCGCATGGTCAGCTCAAGCACCCCGCTTGCCTGTTCCTCCCGTATCACCCCGCCGTCCTTGATACCGAGGCACGACTGCCTGGTCCCGGTCGGCATGTAGTTGACATGGGGAGTGATATAGCAGTCGCTCCGCCTCGGCAGCTGGGGCAGGGTCTGCAGTACGTTCTTGATGGCCGGGAGCAGGGTCTGCATTTAAATGTCCTTTAAAGTCTTCCGCGAAAAGAGCCGATCGGGGCCTGCGAAGACCGCCGCCGAACTGCCGGCGGCGGCCTTCTCTTCGCCGCCCAGGGTCTGCTTGCCGGTCGAAAGCCGCTCAAGGGTCTTGACCGCTTCCCTGTAGCGATCCTTCCTGTTCTCCGGCACCCCGCTCGCATCGAGCGAGTAGAGGTTCCAGATGGCGATGTCGACGGCCAGCGTCGAAAGCAGCGGCTGAGACCCGGCAAGCGGCAGTTCATAGCGATCGTCAACAGCGAGATAGCTGTCGATCTCGACATCCGCCGCTTCCAGGGCCGCCTCGATGGTGGCGGTGTTGACCAGGCCGCTGTCCGCCTCATCGGTGAGGCGGATCAGCTCATCCTGGGTGATCCGCTTGTTCAGATCGTCGACTGTGGCGTACATCGCTTATTCCTTTTTGTCCGGTTCGGCCGGGGCGGTTTTTGCTTCCTTGCCTTTTTTACCCTTTTCCGCCGGCTCCCCTTCCGAAAGAACGACCGTGAGCATGGGCTCATCCTGCAGGGCGGCAAGTTCCTTTTTGCTGAACGTATCATCCGCATAGCTTGTCGGGGCAGTCGAGTGAGCGATCCCGCACCGCCGAAAGCCCTCCTTTTTGCTGATTATCGTGACCATCGTTTTCTCCTTATGTTCAAGGCGTGAAGGAAAAAACCCTCACGCCGATTCATCTCTCGGGCCGAGCTTGAATTATGCCAGCCAGGGCACCTCGATCAGCTTGACGCGGTTGAAGTTGGTGTTGGACTCGCCGCCGGCGAGGTTCTGGGCGGTGATGATCTTCCGGGCCTTGCTGGCGTTCGACGGACCGACCGCCAGGAGGCTCGGCACCACCCCGAGGGGTTTGCCGGAATCGCCCTTGAAGGCACCCATGGCGTCATAGGCCGCCTCGAAGTTGGTGGCGTCCAGTGTCGCCTTGGAGCCGAAGGCCATCTGCCAGAAGCCGAAACCGACGTTGCAGCGGCTGTCGACGCCGTAGAGCAGCTTCTTCTGCATGAAGACATTCTGGTCGGTCTCCTTATCGAGGGCCACGAAGTTGGCCTTCTTCCGATCCTGGAAGATGATCGGCTTCAGGGCCCGACGGGTATCGAGGAGGAACCAGGGACTGCCGGCCCCTGCCTGGACGTTGTTGACCGAGGCGACACTGCCGTCAGCCTGGATCACCGGATGATCTGAGTCGAAGAAATACTGGCCGTCGTAACAGGGGGTAGCAAAGCCCGAGGCCATCAGCCCGAAAACGAGCACGTCCGGATGCACCTTGCCGTTCTGGCCGAGCATCTCGAACATCGGCGCATAGATGCCGTACTGATCGTCCTCAATGTGGTCGCGATTGACCCCCACTGTGGACTCGAAGGACTTGTTCTTGATCGTGTAGCCGTGCTGCTTGAGATTGTTGATCTGCCGATCGCCGATCCATTCGCGCATGCCGGGAATGTCCCCGAGCCAGCCGTAGTCCTCGATCGCCGTGGACGACGGGACGGTGGTGGCCACCTCCTGATACATCGACGGGGCCCCGTCGAAACCTTTCTGGAACGACGCCTTGAAGGCCCTGTTGAGAATTGCCAAATTGCCGCTATTGAGAATCATACTGCTCTCCTTTTGTGAATTGTGGTATCGCCGAAACTGGTCCCTGTTACCTGAAGTCTACCCAGACGCCCAGAGCGTCGACGTCGAAGACCTTGCCCGCCACCGATCTGGTGCTGGTGCCGTTGGTTTTGGCGACCGTCTGATCGTCGACGATGTAGCAGTCGTTGCCGATGTCGGCCCGGGCAATCAAATCGCCCGACGCCGAGTTGCCGAAGCGGAAGATGCCCCTGTCGATCGGCACCGCAAGATCCCCGGCAGCTCCTCCCGAGTTGTCCACCGTTTCCGCCGCCCGGCCGACGCCGCGCAGGGTGGTCGCTACCGCGCCCGGGGTGGCGTTGCCGCTCGCGTCCCTGGCGACCAGGGATCCGGCGTAAATTTTCTTTGCCGCCGCAACGGGCAGGCTGAGATTACTGCCGCCTCTCTCGACGGTATCGCGGTCTGCTGTCAGTGCTGCCATGATCTACTCCTTTTTTGAATGTGACTTTTTCCCCGCCGAAACTCTCAGCAGGCCGTTTTCTTGAAGTCTTCTTCGCTGATGCCAAGGGCCGCGCAGACTTTCTTCTCCTCGGCGTTGAGGGCGGTTTTGGTATCGTCCGCCTTTTTGCCGTCCAGGCCCGACTCGCCGCCGATCGCCGGCGCCGCCTTGCAGTACTCGGTGAACCGGGCAAGCCCGCCTTCCTGCCGGCACTGGGCCTTGTGGTAGTCGGCGGTGGCCGGGGTGATCTTGCCGTCTTTGAGGGCCTGGTCGATGGCGGCGTTCACGGCGGTTTCGAGTTGTTCATCCTTCACCGTCTTGAGGGCCTGTTCGGCATTGGTGGCTCTCGCCAGCGCCCCGTCGTAATCGCCCCTGGGCACGAACTTCGCAAGACTCGGGTTCTCGGCCCGATTGTTGGCGGTCGAAACTTCATTTTTCAGTTCCTTGATTTTGGCCACCGCGTCTTCTTCGGTGGCGGTCTCCGGCAGCCCCAGGGCCACGAGAATTGATTTCAGCATTGCTTCCTCCTTGTTTGCGGGGCTTGCTGGCCCCAGCTGACTATTGAGCGCCGGCAGCACCAGGTTCGGCTGGTTGGTCAAACCGACCGAAGTGAGCCCGACGATGATGCCGCTGTCGCGGTTGTAGACGATCACCGGGCTCACATACCGGTAAGCCCGTTCGCCGATAAGTTTTTTGCCTTCCGGGTTCCAGTCCACCCGGCCCCAGATCTCACCGTTGCGCACAGCCAGTTCTGTTACCCAGCCTACCGCCGGCGCCGGCTCGCCCAAGGGTGCCTTCAGTTCGCTGCTATGCTCGATGTCGAACGGCAGATCGCGGGCGAGCGCGGTGAAGGCCGCGAGGATCCCCTCCGGCTGACTGTTGAGCCAGGACCGCCCATCACGGCCGGCGGCCTGGCCTGCCGGAATAAGCTGTATCCATTCCGGGGCCTCGCCGGGGGCGGCCTGTAGTTCAATGGTATTCAGGGCGATCGCGCCGCGTTTCATAACAAGTCTCCTATGAGGATGTATTCTTCCAGCTGCTCCGTGATATCCGGCCAATCCTCATCCTGGACCATGAGGTAAGGCCTGGCCGGGATCGTCACCTTGTGGCCCCGCCCGGCCTGGCCGCCGAACTGGTGGATGGCGCCATACTTTTTGTCAGTGCCGACCATGACGGAGTTGTTCTCGGGCTCGGAATGGATCGAGCCCATCAGCCCGCCGGCAAAGCCCTTGCCGATGAGGATCTTGCCGCCTTTCTTCATGGCCAGCGTCACCGGTGAGAGCTGCTGCCAGCCGTTCGGCCGGCCGCCGTCCTGGAAGTTCTCGACCACGGAGGACTTGACCGTCTCGCCGATGATCTGCATGGCGGGCAGCAAATTGCCGCAGCGCTTGGCGATCGCCGCCAGTGCGCTTGTCATCTGGCTGTCATCTATCTTTATGCGGATCGTCGTTCCGGCCACTTGTAACTCCTGTCAACCTGAGGTACTATTTTGTTTACGGTTATGGCGATTGAGCCGCGAATCGATAATCGCCGTACAGTGTGTGAGGATGTCGTGGCATCCTCCGCTGTCCTATTCCTTCCGATACACAAGCTTCCCCGACCGTTGGTCATTGAGATATTTGCCCTGCTTGGTCGGCAACATCGTCCAGGCCTCCAGCCAGCCATCCTTGACGTCCGCGACAATCAGGATCGCTTTTTCTTTGCCCAGTCCCAGAACCTTGACGATCCTTTGCCGCAGGATCACCTTGCCCGTCCCTATATGCCTTTCGAAGCGTATCCAGACCTCTTGCGGATCGGTCAGCACTTCGGGGATGAACGGTAAAAAGGGACTGCGACCGGGATCGATATGACTGCCGAGAACCTCCGCATTGACCAGCAGGTCATAACGGAACCCATCCGTTGCAAAGCTGAAGATTTTCTCCTCTCCGCCGAGGATTTCGGTTAAGGCGGCCACCGTGGCTTCTTTGTTCGGCAAAGTCGGGCCAAGCTTCGCTTCAGGCTGGGCCGCCGGCAATGTCGCGGGCAGGCCGCTGGTCATCCAGTCGCCGGGCGTGAGCTTCTCCCAGGCCTCTCCCTTCATCGCCTGATATTCCTTCATCGCATTCTCGGACAGCTTCCGCCCCCAGGCGGCCTGGCCGGGGCTATAATCCCAGCCGGGATCGATGCCGATCGGCACCTGGCTGACCTCGCCGGTCTTCTTGTTCACGTACTCGTAGGTGCCTTCATCCGGAGCCTCGGTCCGCAGCTTATCCTTGTTGCGCTGATATGCGGCGTTGCTCATGGTCGTTCTGCCGCACTTGCACCCCCAGCCGTTCGGCGGATCGTGTGTCTTCCACCAGGGATCGTCATGGCGGAGCACGATGCCGTACCACCGCATATGCTCTTTGCGCTGGTGGTCAGAACTGGACGGCATGTATTTCCACCAGGGCCGCACCGCCAGCACGGCCGGTTCGGTGCTTGCGGCATAATGCCCGGCGCTGTAGGCGGTGGAGAGATTGGTGTCGAAGATCACCGCCGTCCGCCAGTCCCGGCCGCCGTTGTACTGCCAGCCGTGTTTCTCGATGGTCTTGTCGAAGTCTTTGCGGAAGTCGGCAAGGGTCGTGCCCTGGCTGATCGCCTTGTCCACCGCGCCCCGCAGATCCGCGAGCAGCTGGCTCTTGGTCGCTCCGGCGACGACAAAGGCCCGGCTGTGCATCCCGCGTGAGAGATCGTCCCATTTCTTGGTCGGGAGACTGACTTTATCCCGGAAGAAACGGATCGCCTCATCGAAGGGCAGGTTGAGATATTCGGCGGATGGTGCGGTCATGACGGATATATGTTTAAAACATGTTTAATTTTTTCTGTGCTGGACGCACCGGACCGGGTCCGAGGGTTGGGGCGCGTCGGGCAGCAAATGCGAATTTGGGCATTCTCGCGCGTTTTCATTTTTCCGCCTCTTCGCCTGCGTCAAACCGGCCGGCCAGGTCGGCCAGAACCATCCCCCGCTGCAGCAGGTTGCCGAGTTCGGCGCCATCCATTTTCGGGTACAGCTCGATGAACCGGTCCCGGAACTCTTCGAGGCTCGCCACTTCATCCAGCAACTGCCGCATCGGGGCGAGCAGGGGATCGAGCGCCGCCTCCCGGGGCAGGGCGTTCAGGATCTCCACCGGATGGGGCTCGGTTTTGTCTTCCTGATTGGAACTCCGTTCCTGCCGATTCTGGGCCGTCTCGGTGCCGGGCTGCTCCGGATCGGCGCCCGGTTGCACCTGGGTGGCCGGCGCCTGCAGGCATTTTGCTCCTGGCGCTGGGTCGGGCAGGCCGAGCTTGTCACGCACCACCGACTGCTCCACCTCCAGGCCCATGGGGACCAGATCCTTGAGGGCGGTGGTCAGTGCGACGATGTCCTCTTTTTTCGGCTTCCGGATAAACAGCTCCGGATAAATCTCCCTGGGTCCGAAGTTGAGATCGATGAAGGGCCGGACCAGATCGCGGTTCAGGGTCTCAGCCAGTTGGACGGCATCGTCGTCCCTGATATCCTCTCGTACCTCGGCCTGGGCATCGTCGCCACCGAGCTTGCCGGGCGTGCCCACCGTGGTGGCGGTCTGGCCGAGGATCCCCCGGCTGACCTGGGCATCGAGATAATCGGCCAGCTTGTTGAACAGTTCATGACCGCCGGTCGACTTGGAACTCTCGGCGAATTCGATCTTCATCGAATCGGGGAAGACGGCCGCGGCGTCACTGCCGAGGTTGGCCACCGCCATCTTCAGGATGGCGATATCGTCGTCGCTGGCCCCCGACTGATACTTGCCCACCCGGAGCGGCATGCCGAAAATCTCGGCGAAGGCCATCCAGTCTTTCAGCGTGTAGTTCTTGAACATCCAGGCCCAGGCCGCGACGCGGGCAATGCCGCCCCGAATCGGAATGCCGGTCTTGAGATGCGGCAAGTGGGTGATGAACTTGTACGGGGCCAGCGGGATGCCTTCCGCCAGGTTCTCCGCATCGAGCAGGCGGATGGTTCGCCTGCTCACCCGGTCGAAGGTGAAGAAGCGCGGATCGCGCCATTCGTAGCAAGTCGGCGACCATTTCACTCCACGCTGCCAGATGATTTCGACAACCGAGTAGCCTTTGGCGAGCGCATCGAGCAGATCCTTCAAGAGGCCACGGAACCCGGCCATCTTGACCATCGCCCGCACTTCGTCGGCCAGATTCACGTCCTCCGCCTTGTCGGTCGCCGCTTCGACGATGATGGGAAGGGAGGCCGCCGCCAGCTTCCTCTTGCCGATCTCGCAGCGATAGTGGAGGTCTTTTTCCTCCATCTCTTCGGACAGAGTCAGGTAATCGTTCGGATCGCCTTCGGCCGCGCCCCTGAGGATGGCGGCGAGCCGTACCGGGGTGAGCCCTCCGGCAACGGACTGGTCCCAGACGGTGCGGATGCCGGTGAGGGCGGGGGCCGCGTGCTCGCTGGTCAAGGCTTTCGTTTTGACCGGGTTGCCCCGGTGATCGTAGATGGTCACCATCACCATGTCCCCCTGGCGGCGCCGAAGCCTGCCGTGGTTTTGATCGCCCGAGTCTCTCGGTCGTCATTCATTTCGCGTTTTTTGACCGGGTGGTAGGCGTATTCGATCGTCTGCCCGTGCCCCGCATTGGCGGCGAGAAACTTCGCCCAGGTCCGGTCGGCATGGCCGCTGCTGTCGCTCTCGGCGATAAAGCGCGGGGTGCCGGTCGGGCCGACGATTTTTTTCAGCTTATGCAGATCGGCTCGAAGAACCTTGTCGCCCATGGCGATCCGACACTTGCGGTTCTCGAACTGCTCCTTGCCGAGGGTCGCCATGATCAATTTGTTCGGAGCGGTGAAAAGCACACCCTCGATCCGCGAACCATAAAGGGCCTGCGCATCCTGCACCGGCTTCTCGCCCATGCCGGTCTGGTCCATGCAGCAGCGGACCACCTTGTAGCGGGCGAACACTTCGGCCAAAAGAGCATCCTGCTCGGCAAAGCTGATCCGTTTCTTGGCAATGATCTCGCGGTTCCAGAAGACATCGCCGACCAGCTCATCAACCCAGATAACAAAGAGGTCGTTACGGGCGCCGATATCCACCCCGACGTAGCATGGGCCACCGCCGTACAGTTCGGGCCGGCCGGCCAGATCGTCCTCGCAGCCGCTGATCAGTTCGAAACTGAGCCAGGCGGAGGCCTCGTCCAGCCACTTCAATTCATATTCCTGAGCCCAGGCGTCCTCATCGCCGAGGGCGGTGCGCAGCTCCTCGATATCGCGGGGCAGACCATCGGCCACCGCCTGATAGATATCGGTGGTCTGGCGGTACCAGACCGGATCGATACCGGTCATCAGGTCGTAGAACTTATTGCCCTTGCCGTTCGGGGTGGAGACCACCCGCAGCCGGTGTCCGGCGCTGATCACCGGGAAGAGGGCGGTCCAGATCTTGCGGCTGTCCTGATGAAAGGCAAACTCATCCAGGAAGACATTGGCGGAAAAGCCGCGCGCGGTGTCCGGATTGGCGGGCAGGGCGGTGATCTTCGAACCGTTCGGGAACTCGACCTCCAGGGCGCGGTAGCTGGCCCCGTCGGTGCGGTAATCGCTTTCATGGCTCTTAACCAGCGAGCCCAGGGCCTGGCAGTGGCGTTTCACCCCTTCCTCGATCGCTTCTTTCGCCTGGCGCTCGCCACGGCTGAGGATCACCCAGCGCATCCGCTTGCCGCCGAGATCCGCCAGCTGACAATCGCTGGCGATCTCGAAGGTCGTGGTGAAGGTCTTGCCGGTCTGGCGGGCGAACATGCCGATCTTGAAGCGGCTGTCGTTGCCGGCCCAGCGTTGCTGGTATGGATAGAAGATTTCAGATCCCATAGACCTTGCGTATCTCCGCCTGCAGTTCTTCCGGGGTCATCGCCCGATTATCTTCGGCCTGGCCCAGGCCGGCATCCTTTTGCTGCAATTTCTCCAACAGCTCCATGGCCTGCTGCAGTTCTTTAATCGCCGTCAAGTTAATTGTCCCCGGCTGAGACAGCAGCAGCGCCACCTTGTTTTTTATCGCCTGACTGAGCCCCTGGACCATGTCAATGGGTTGCCCTTCCTGTGCCGGTTCTGGTTGGGTGGCTGTGGCCGCGGGACTCTGCGCCCGCTCCCGCGCCTCCTGGTCCAGCGCCTTGCCGCTGCTGACCAGGGCGGAAAAGGCATAGGCCTTCTGCGCGTCTTCGGTCTCGATGACCGATTCAATCAACTTGGCTTTCGCCAGCATCACCCCGCGCCGAACCGAAGTCTGCGCCTGGCGGTATTCGCGCCGGCGGTCACTCCAGGACGGGGTGCTGTCCATTCCCCAGCGTTTCAGCTGGGAGATGGAGACGCCGGTTACCTCGGCCACCTGCTCGTAGGTCCGGCCGTCTATTATATAGAGCTCCTCGGCGGCCTCGCGGACCTCCCATGAATACGACTCGGGACTCATACAATCCCCAGGGCCTTCTTCATGTTGGCGATCTCGGCCAAGAGGCCAAGATACTCGGCGTGTTTGCCGGCAAGCTCAACCGCCTGGACCGCGGCCTGCTGGGCTTGCAGCTCCACGATCGGGGCAAAGGGCGGCAGCAGCATCCGGACCGTCGCGACATCGCCCTCGATCGACAGCGCCAGGTTGCGGGCATCCGCCTCTTTCACGGCCAGCCGGCCTCGTATGGTCAATCTTTCGGTATCAAACACCATTTCTGCGGTCCCCTTTGGTTATTGGGCAAAACATGTTGTTTTCGATTTTTTCGACCAGCTTGGTCATTACCTGGGTGCTCATATGGATGATGCCGGCCAGCTCGTTGGCGAGCTTCTGATAGTTCTCGACCAGCAGCACATTGCTCTCGTAATTCCGGACGACCGCCTCGAAACGCTTGTCCTGCTGGGAGATGATCTGCATCATCTGGCGTTTGAATTCGGCCATCTCTTCCTGGTGCCGGGCCTCGGTCCTGCCCCGTTCTTCGACGATCTGCGACTGGCGGAGACCATCCGCCTTGACCGCCTCCAGCCGCTCCCGCTCGGAGCGTCGGTGGTCGGAGTACATAAAGGCCATGATCAGGCTCGGCCCGCCCATGCAGATAATGATGATCCCCGGCGCACCGAGGGTCTTGATGATGGTATCAAGCAGTCCAAGCTCAGGATTCATTTACCTTGCCTTCTCCCATAGTTGCTGGCAATCCCTGCACCGGGTGCAGCCGGGGGCGGCCAGCCTGCGCCCTGCCGGTATCTCGTAGCCGCAATCCTCGCAGTGGGTGTTGCTCAATGTCGAGTTGCGGGTGTTCTCTTGCCGCCATATGTCTAACGCCTGCTGCTGGTAATAGGCGTCCAGATCCTGGGCGCGGTCGAACTGATCCGGCATTACTTGCCAAGAGCCTTCTCAATTTTATGGCCGATGCCGACCAAGGCCAGCGCCGCGATGATCTGCTGCATGCCGGACTCGGTGTCGCCATTATAGATACTCACCACGCCAAGACCGGCCGTACACGCGGCGGCGAGCCATGTTTTCCAACCTTTCATTTGCCGCTCCCTTGCGCTATCCCGGCGACGATCGATTGCCACTGATCGCCGGGAAACATCCGCCCGCAAGCACGCTCCTGGGCGCGGACGATATGGCCCGGCCCGGCATTGTATGAGCCGAGCATGAAGCGGATCCGCTCCCGGCCGCGCTCCGCCTGCCAGATGTCGAAGCACTTGCGGTCATAGGCTATCCCCAGACGGATATTGACGTGCGGGGTGAGGATGGTGCCGTCTTCGCCGGGGTATCTGGCCGCCATCTCGGCGGCGGTGCCCGGCATGAGCTGCATGACGCCCATGGCCCCGGCCGGCGATACCGCCTCCGGATTCAAGGCGGACTCGACAATGCCCTGGGCCTTAAACCACAGCCAGTGCAGCCGGCCGCCGAAGAACTCCTGGGCGGAGCGCTGGAAGTATTGGTCGTAACAGTTGGTGTCCATCTTCTTCCTCTGAATGTTGCCGAATCCAGGCAGCCGGAGCGGGCCGCGTGCGGACCGTCCCGGCTGTCAGTCGGAGAGCAGAATGCCAGTCACCGTTATATGGGGTTTTGAGGATGGGGGTAAGGCTGAGTTGTTTCAGGTGGGGGGTTGCGGGGAGGGTGAAGGGATCGCGCGGGCGCGCGATCCCTTTGTTGAGGTTGGCTCAGATCAGCTCACGAGCCTGGTCGATGGTTTTATTGATGTTGTCGAAGATCAGGCCCAGGCCGAACGCACCTTTTTCGGTGATGCCGTCATACTGGCCGTCGTGGGCCAGGGCCGGCGCAACAGCACCAGCAGGCCTTAAAAGAGTCGCAACTGTCTGTCCTCGCCAGGCTCCTGGCCGAGGATGTTATAGACGTGCCGTTCGGACAGGCCATACTTCCTGGCCAGGTCGACAACCGACACGCCGCCCTTATCGTATTCCGCCCGGATCTGCCGATCGCGCCACACCACCAGCCAGCGGCGATGGCCGTACAGCCGGGCAGGCGTCCCGTCGAACAGCTCGGATATCTGCAGCGCCAGCCGCACCCCGACCTTTTCGGCGAGCATGCGCAGATCGCCCTTTAGCTCAACCACCGCAGGCAGGGCTTCATCCGGCAGTTTATCGATGGTGTAGCTGCTCATTCGTCTACTCCCGCGCCCACTTGCCGTTTTTTCAGATCGGTGATCAGGACATGCAGCTGATGCGGATCCGTCACCCACTCGAACCGCTCGACCCCGAATTGCCGTTTGCACCGGCTATGCAACTTGTCCATGCCGTAGCCGAGAGAATTCCACATCGCCAGGACCTTGCGCTGCTGGGCGGCGGTGGGGCCCGGCTTGATGGTGATATAATTGCCGTCCCGCCGTATCTGCCCGGGCGCGGGGGCTGAGCCCTTCTTCGGCTTCCAGCCCTTGGCCCGGAAGAGATCGAGGAGCTGCTCGGCCTGGCGGCCGGTGAGCTCCTTGGCGCTTGCGGCCTTGAAGTGCAGGGCGAGGATATCGCGATAGGTATCGTCGGTCAGCTGCAGCTCTTTTTTGGCGATGTGAATTTTGGCCAGTTGGGCTTTAGTTGGCATGGTTAGCTTTCCTCCTGGATCTCATCAGTCCATGACAGTCGACTTTCCGACAAAGCGCGATCACATTCCGGGCAAAGGCTTGCAGCACCGCCAATCAACACCCCGCAGCCACCACAAATCCGTTGTTTATCGACATGATAATTTTCAAACCTGATCTTATCGCCGATAGCGATGACGATAACCCGGCCCTGCAAAGCCTCTCCATTGGCACAGCTGCAGAGATTTGAATGGGTTACCATCGCAAAAAGAAACTCGGTAACCATCAAAGGACGATGCTTGCCGTAACCGTTACGAAAATGGATCTCGTCAAACCTCCGGTTCCATCCATCATCGTTGAAAATTCGTTTATGCCAGTAGGCAGTATCCTGTCGATACTCCATGGTCTTATTGCCCGATGCGATCAAGTCGAACCACGTGCGGTGAAGAGTGAGGTGTAATATTGGCATCAGTCCATCCCCTTGATGATCGTTGGGATACTATTCAAATGTATAGTATCGGCTGCAGCGCCATGCGTTGCGTCCCAGTCCCGCCGGGCTTTTTCCAATGGATCGAGCGAGGCGTCGGCAGGCCTGGTCCGGGTATAGGTTTTTGCCGCCTCGGTTTTGGTCTCCGTCTGGCGGGTGGTCTCGGTGGCCAGGTCATAGGCGACCTTGCTCAGATAGACATGGCCATTCGGCAAGGGGAGACTCAGGCTGCCCCGCCGCTCGACCATCTGCTCCATGGCCTGCGCCCAGATCCGCGCCGGGCAGTCGCGATCGATACGGCCCTGGACGTGGACAAAACCCTTGCCGGTGAGAGCCTCAACTTCCAGCGCCAGCCGCAGGGCCTTCTTCCAGGTGAGCCCGTGCTGGCCCGGGCGGAAGAGGGAAATGTAACCCAAGGCGATTTCCGGCAGCGGTGCCGGCAGACGGCTGATGACCAACAAGGTCTCGCGGCAGTTGGCATCATTCGTCCAGCTTTCAGCGCTGCCTACGGCTGCGCAGGATGGGCATGTCAGTTTCATCAGATCCTCTTCCATTTGCAGATATTGCCGTGCTTGTCCTTGCACCAGTCGCCGCGCGCCTTGCGGCACCACTCGATCGGACAACCGGAGCCGGCCGGATAGGCGATACAGCCGGGGAGCTCGACCGAGACGTTTTCTTTTGCCTGGGTGCTCTCCTCGGTTTTGACCATGACTTGTCACCTATCAGCCTGGCCGTATCGAGAATGGCGGCGGCGTCTTCGAGCTCCATCCAGCCGAGGACAGGGACATCCAGGGTTGCCCCTTCGGCATCGCACCATTGCTCGCCGTCATGGTAGCCCGGCCAGAGAAAGAGAATCTCATCGCCCAGCCGCAGCAGCACAGTCATGTCCGAGTCCGGCAGCGTGTCGGTTAGCCAATTTTGTTTTTTCAATGGTTCCAGCTTGTCGTAGGCATCGAGAACGGCCGCTGCATACGGGTCACGTTCCTCAATCGGTTTCAATTTTCGTATTGCCATTTTCTCCCTCCGTTTTAGGCTGCTCATCTTCTTCTCGGTACAAACGGCACCGCCTGGCGATCTGCCAGTCATTCATGACGACGGTGCCGTCATCGTCAGGCCCGTCCAGACCGGCAAACGCGCTGACCCGCACATAGTTTTGCGCAGGCCGGCCGTTCGTGCCGGGGACTCGTTTGATAAACTCGATGACCCGTCCTTGCCCACCGAGGCCGCACGGCCAGAGGAGTTTCGTCCCTGGCGCTAACTTTGTTGGCTTCATTTGCTATCCTCCATGTAGGCTGCTTATTCAAACCGGCGGCACCACCCGCCGATGACCCCGGTTTGGCCGGGGTTTCGCTTTGTTAATTATTCAGAAATGGCAAGGCGCTCTCTGTATCTGGACGGTGCCCAATCGCAGACTTCATCCTCGGCAATATGCCCATATATTGCATTGCACCTTCGGAAGTGGACGCAGTCATTACACGTTTTCCCTGCAGGCAAATCCATCTCGGCCTCTCGGCCTCTTTTGTATGGTTTTCTATCCATGATTATTCCCCTTGATATCCACAGTTAACCGCCGACCCGTTGGCGTTCGTATTCGATCCCAGATAGTGCCCGCACGTTACCTTCTTCTTCGGATCGGTGATCATGCTCACACAGACACATTCCAGCGGGCAATCGGCCACGGTGCAGGCCGAGGTGATGATCGCCATCCGCCGCACGCTCTGTCTTCCGTCCTCTGTCATCTGGTCTCTGCTCATCACACCCCCGAAAAATCCAGACTGATCTGGTTATAATTCCCCTCCTCATCCCGCTCATAGATGCGGTAGTAGGTGCACGAGCCGACCACCGTCACCGCGTCGCCGATCGCGTCCATCGCCTGCTTCCAGGTCGGATGCTCGATCTTCAGGGTGCGCAGGGAGAGGATCCGCTTGGCGTTGATCCGGCCCTTCTTGTCCACCTGGAAGGCGCTCTCGACCAGGGTCCGCAGCTCCGGTCCGGCATCCTTGCTCCACTCCCTGAGGCAGGCGTCCACCAGTTCCTTCGCGGCCTGCAGGCGCTCGTCAAAGTCGAGCCGCTCACTGACCGCCCGGAGCACCTTGAACCGGCCGTCGTAGGAGGTGAGCGACAGATTGCCGCGCGCCCCGCCCAGGTCCGCCCCGTATTTTTCGGCGGACAATTCGAGAAAGGCCTGCATGTCGCCGGCCAGCTGCCGCTTGAACTGGTCGAGGATCTCGCTTACCTCGCCGGCCTTGGCGACGACGCTCTTGACGAATTCATCCCGGGCCAGGTCGATCTCCTTGATGCTCTCGATCGGAACCAGGTGGCCGATGCCGTTCATCATGTAGCCGTCCGGCACTTTCGTTGTATCCATGGTCTTACCTCCGTAAACTTCCATCACCTTTTGCTTTATCCCAGCAGTATTGCCGGGATAGATACCGGCCACCGTCTGCGAGATGGTGGCCGGACTGTAACCGAGCCTTACGGCAACGCTGCCCTGGCTGCCTTCGGCGATGATCGCCTTACGCAGCAGATCGCGCCAATCCATGGCCACCTCCGCACAGGCTGAGGGAACACAGTTTTCGCACTGTCGCCAGGGTGTTCTCGGCGGCCATCACCAGTACCACCATAGCCTTGATATCACGGGGGTCGCCGTTGTCGATCATCGCCTGCAGGACGGAGAGCTGTTCTTTCGCGTCATCGCGGCAACTGTCGAGGATCGTGTAAATTCTGTCTGTCTCCGGTGTGCTGCTCATCTTATTCTTCCTCCATGGTTTGCAGTATTTGTCTGACTTCGCCGAGAGCCGTAGAAATGCTGTCGAGCTTGGTTATCATCCGCTTCTTCTTCAGGCGGATGTTGCGCAACCTGGCCGCCTTATCCTCATCCACCGGCATCTCGGCGCTGTCGTTGATCAACACCCACAGGCCCGCCTTCCCCGGCTCCTGGATCTTGCGGGCCACCTCTCGCCGGACCAAGATCACCAGCCATTGCCGGGCATAATCCCGGCTGACGCCGGCCATCTCCATCAGGTCGTCAACCGTCACCCGGCGCCGCATCTTGAGCAGCCGCCACATAACTTCGCGCTTGTCCGGCTCGGCCGGGGTTGCTGTCGGCAAAGGGGGGCCGTAGACGCCCTGGCGGATGCGCCGCAACTTACCTTCTCCGGTCAGCTCGCCAAGAGTATTGAGCATCCTTTTATGCTCTTTCCTGTTCATGATCATCAACAGGGTGGAAAGACTATCGGTGGTTACCTCGCCTGATTTTTCTTTGCTGACCTTTAGCGCCATAAGGAGGACATCTTTCCTAAACGATTGATGTGCCATGCCGCTACCCCCTCAAACTCTGTTTGATTGCCACCTTGGCCATCTCCATGTCCGGAGCGGCCGTGCCCTTGGCGTTCATGATATTCACCAGGGAGATCAGATCCCTCTTGATTACCCGGAAACAGCCTTTGGCCTCGCGGTGCAGGGTCTCCGCCACATCGGCCGGCAGGTCTACTCCCGCCGACTCGCGGGCAAACATCACCACATCGCCGAGGCCCAGGGTCTCAAACTCCAGCAGCTGAAAGGTCCGGTTCCAGATCCTGGTCACCTGCTGCATATGGCTCTGCAGCTCATCCTCGCCGATCAGCACAAACGGCGCCGCCGACAGATCGGAAAGATCGCGGACCAGCTCCAGATGCAGGCGCGGCAATTTCTCGATCTCCTCGATAAACACCGGCCGGCCGCCCTGGGTGTTCAGCGCATCGAGCGCCGCCAGGAAGGCCGCGTCCTTGCGATGGGGGATGGTCTTGATGCCCAGCTCCCGGCACAGCGCCTGCAGGAAGCCCAGTTCGGTATGCCGCCAGATCGACAGGCAGCGGACAAAGGCGCAGCGGTTGTTCGCCGCGTACCACTGCGCCGTCCGCGTCTTGCCGCGACCGGCCGGGCCGATCACCGCGGCGAGGCGCCCTTCACCGGCCGACATCATCAGGGCGTCGATCATCGCCTGAAAGTTGCGCACGTTTCGGACGTTGACAAACTTGGGGAAAAAACGTATTTCTTTCATTACACCTCCTGGGTAAAACGACTTAAGGGTTGGTTATTATCCGGCTGCAGCTTCACCTGCAGCCGGATTTTTTGCTCTGTGGAGGATGGCCAGCGCCGCTCGCTGACTATCCCAGTAATCGCGGTCCCGGTCATATTCCGGCATCTGCTCATAGACCCGCATGAACCGCCGCCACTCGCCGGTAAGCTCCTCGCCGCACATCTCCATTTCAAGCAATTTGCCGTAACGGTCGAACTCTTTCATATCCGCCAGGTCGGCTGCGAGCTGGGCTGCTTCCTGCTGCCGGTGATGACGCTGGGCTTCGTCAGCGTCGAGCATGGCCGCTTGCCGTTCTTCGCTAGTGAGTTTTATTGGCCGGTCTGCTCCCGGGAGCAGCTTGATGTTGTTTCTTCTGCCGCCGTTGCCGCCATTGAGGTTTTTTTGTTCGTCAGTGGCTGAGCCGAAACCGGACTCCTCGATCAGCCGCTGCGCCTCGGGGATCACGATCTCATCGGCCATGGCCTTGGCATGGGCCACCGTTTGTTTGCGCAGGCTGCCGACCATTTCCAGTTGATTTTTCAGGAGGGCGACATCCTTCTCGCCGCCGAGGACCAGGGCGGCGGGATGCACCTTGGCAACACGGGACGCCTCGCAGATAAACTCATCAGTGCGCTGGTCGTAGATCAGCACGGAGTCCCTTTCCTGCAGGTCGTACCGCACATATACCTGGTGGTTCCGGCCGTACAGCGCCGGGTGATAGTAATACTCGCCGCTGTCGTACACCTTGACGCCGCGGCCATAGATCTTACGCTCTTCCTTTTTCATCATCAGGATACGCAGGGCCTCCGGATCGACGCCGGGGCCGCGCCCGGCGTCGAAGATCTCTTGCGGGCGGATCCCGGCCAGATGACTGTTCGGCCCTTGCTCGCGGCCGGCGTAGACGTCGAACCAGGCGGCGATCGCCCGGTGGCTGTCGATCATGGTCGGCACGTAGCCCCCGGTGATTTTGTCGTTGATCCGCCGGTGCAGCTTCTCGCCGCGGTTCAAATGGGCCGGTTTGGTGTCGATGGCCGTGCCGACAAAGGACGGCGACATCCGCTCCAACTCGCCGAAGGTCTTGAAGAACCGCTCGATGGTTTTCGATTGGCCGTGATAGGGCTTAGCGACGATCAGCTTTATCCCCAGGCGGCCGTACAGGCCGGGCAGCTCGGTCTGGTCGAAGTCGGTACCGGTAAAATACTGGCCTTTGAAGGCCCGGCCGTTGTCCAGATAGACGATCTTCGGCACCATGCCCAGGCGGATGATGGACCGGCGCAGGGCCGAGGAAATCGAGGCGGTGTTCTCTGTCGGCATGATCTCCCAGCCGCACGGCATGGAGCTTTTCATGTCGAAGAACAGCACCAGCATCATCCGCTGCGCCTTGCCGGTCCATGGGTTGATGATCAGGAAGTTGAGGATGTGGCCGTCCGCCACCAGGATATCGCCGACACCTATCGAGTCATAATCGCGCTCGGTCCAGAACAACACCTTATCATTCAGGCCCTTGTCGCCTTCGCGCCACCAGATCCATTCGTCGTAGTTGACCGCTACCCAGTCTTCGAGGAAACGGCGGTAGGTGGCCTCGGAGAGATTGTCGACTCCTTTCAGCTGCATGACGTTTTTCGCCAGGCGGATAATCTCGGATTTAGGCAGGCTCTTGCCTTTCGGCTGCCGGACCATGGCCAGGATGATCTGGGCCTGCAGGGGAGATATGGCCCGTTCGCCTTTCTTCTTGCCGCGCCGATCGGCGAGCTGGAGGGTATCGCCGCAACTCTTTTTCAGCGTGGTCTTCCAGCTTTCGACGGTCTTCCAGCTCAGTTCGCCAAGAACTTTATACAGTTCAGGATAGGCGGCGCCGCTGTTATAACCGACCATGAAGTTGTCGCGGGCCTGGACCTTGTGGCCCCAACCCGCGGAGGCCAGCGCCTGCAGGTAGAGCTTCACCAGCGATGCCTTGAGATTAGCCTTGCACGCCTGGCCGGCGCAGACGATGGTGTTGCCGGCTACGGCTATGGTGGCGGGGAGGTTGGCGGCGCTATCCACGGGGACCAGGGCGTGGATCTCTTCCTGGTCGAGGATGGCCTTGCGGATATAATCCGGCAGCATGTAGGCGCGGTACATTTTGCATGAGCCTCCGCGCACCGTCTCCCAGTAGTATGGCCACTGCTCGCGGTCCGCTTTGCGGGCGATGGAGCGCTCGGTGTCAGGTAACACCGGCAGGTTCATGGCCACCAGGTCTTTCACTGTATAAGCTGATTTCATGACCGACTATCCCTGCACGTGCATGTCGTTCTGTAGGATAGTCTTGAACGCGGCATCCATCTCTTTCAGCGACGCATAGGGACCGGCTGTTTGTATCCACCCCCCTTTTTCGCTGCGCTGCCTGATGGTCATGCTGGACCGGTCCATGCGGAAGATGGAAAAACCGGCTTTCTCCAGTTTATTCAAATCAGCCGACCCGCCGTGCGTTACACTATCCTCGATGGTGTCGCCGTCCTCGGCCAGTTCGGCGCGGAGCTGGTCGAGCGCCTTGATGATCATCTCGCGGGAGGTGTGCTTATAGTTGGCCTTACGTGCCTCGGAGATCTGTTCGGCAAAGGCATCGAAGGCCTCGGTAAATTCTGCGCTGCAGGTCTGGCTGACTTTTTGCCGTGCTGCATGGACGGTCTTTTTAATGTTCTCGCCAAGATAGCTTTTCACCACCTTATTGACATGACTGGCTGTCACCTTGCCGTTTGGTGCCGAATGAGTAGCCTCTTTCCACATCGCTACTATCTTTTCGGGATGGCCTTTGAACTTTGTCAGCGGTCGGACCTGGGCCTCATTCAGAGGCAAGTTTCTTTCCTGCGAGCCATCCTGAGAATCTCCACAATTTGTGGACAAAAACTCACCGCACTGTAGTTGCAGCTGGCCGTATACTCCCGACGCATCGATCAGCTGGTAGGCTTTGCTCTTCGACATATCCCAGAGCTTTTTGCAGTATTGCTCGAAGGTCCGGCCTTCTTCGGTACGATAAAGACGGAGCCTGTTAATTTCTGCTAACGCCTGGCCGACACGATAGAACGCGGCGAAATCTTTGACTATCGTGTGCTCATATTCTGCCAGCATCATCGCCTCTCTCGCTGATAAAGGCTTCTCTATCACTTCGAGTTTGATTGTTTTCATTTATTTCTTTCCTTTCATCGTCTTAGGCAGATCCAGATATTCAACCGGGCATCCCTTTTCGACCAGATACCGCAGCACCCGTTTATTGTTTTGCCTTCCGGCCAGAGTGTTGGCAACCAGGCTGTGACTCCTCATCCGCAGCGCGATCTGGATATCCACACTGCGGATATCGTGTGTCAGCATCCAGACCCTGGCCTGCTTTCTGACATCCCGCGTCCTTTCAACCTGCTTGGTCATAACTCCAACTCCAGCTTGCGCATCCTGTTGCGCGCATCTTTGGCCCGGTGATACTCCTTGGCCCACAACAGCAGCTTCACCTCATCTTCATCGATCAACATTCCGCCCAGGGGCGCAAGCATCTCCCGCATCGGCGCCAGATCATCGAGCGCCGCGCAGAAAACCATCAAACTGTTAATGCCCGGCATATGTTCCATAGCTTCCGGATTAAGCCATTTTTCGAGCGTGGCCATGGTCAGCCCGCTGCCGTTGCCCTTGACCAAACGGACCCCGTAACGGCTGGCCAGATCGTTCATCCGGTCAAGCAGCTCTTCCCGGGAGAACTTGCTCTCCCGGGAAGACAATGCCATCTGCTCCTTGAGCTTTTTGCCGACATTCAAACTCGGCTGGCTGAATAGGTTGAGCTGCTTGACCATCAAATTCTATCCTTCAAATGACTCCATCCTTGTGCTACTTTCTCCGGGTAGTGCCAACTATGAGCCACCGTCTGTGCCCATTTAGTCGAATTGGAGCTACAACGTTTTTTTCACTGTCCGCCATACCCCCAGCTCACTATCTGAATTGAATCAAAACTCATACATTGATATCCGTCTTACCGATGTGGTAGATTGCTCATACTGGCAGTAACAATTGTTACTGTTAAGCAATGTAACCACATTATAATTAGCCTGTAAAGCTAAAACGAATGCGTCTAGCTTAAAATTCTTCACTTTATTTGACGAAGCTCATAAGTATCTGTATTTTCGATTAATACAGCAAACATTGCTTTTTCTCTCGCTGTCCAGCTTTATGTCGGACTTCGCCACAGTGAAGTCCGACGCGAATTGATGAATTATGATTCCATTTGGTGATAAATTTAAATTAGCCAGAAACCATCTCGGCAAGACGCAGGCCGAGATGGCCGATGCTATTGGTATCAGCAAAAGAGGGTGGCAGACTTACGAGGAGGAAAAGAGTGTTCCTGGTGGTAATGTCTTCAGGGCACTATCCGACCTTGGCTTTAATGCAAGCTGGTTTTTTAACGATGATGTGCCGATGCTGTTGCGGGAAAACTCCGAACGCCCTTCGGCTGTCAAGGAAAGCGCTGACGCCTCGCCACTTCCCAGCGACAACCTGGGCCTTGGCGAAAGCGTGGAACTTCTAGCCAAGATCTACAATTCAGGCAATAAGGTGTTGATCAGGGCCATCGCCGCCAACCTCAACGCCTTCGGCGAAGCCATTGACAACAAAGCCCTGGCCCAAAAAGCCATAGATATGATGGATGAAATGAACAAACGAATGCTCGCCATGGAGAAAGATCTTGCCAAACTAAAAAGCGAAAACGAAGAACTAAAGACACGCGAGCCTGTAAAGGATCAGCATCAGGCTACGGGCTAAGGGATGGGTGGTGGGGGGAATCTACGGCAAGAGGATTATCATAAAACTTTCAAAAGCGCAGTGGCAGATCAGCCATAATAACAAAGTGGTCTGCCCATTTATGGTGATTGTTTTCTAAATAGGGAGGTTATGTATATGCTAATTTTTCTTGGAGTTATAGGGATAGCTTTTCTCACTGCGATAGCAGCAGTTTCACGGGGACGCAGTAGCCTTGGCTGGTTTATACTTGGCCTTCTGTTTAGCGTCTTCGCCTTAGCGGCCGTCCTGATCATGCCCTCAAAAAAGAACGATCCATTCGCCATCACTCCAGACACTCACTTCCGTTGCCCGGACTGCAAAGAGTTTGTCCGTAAAGAGGCAAGCGTTTGCAAACATTGCGGCTGTAAACTCGCTGTCCAGACAGAAGAAGATCCACCTAAAAAGAAGACTGTCGCCAAAAGCCCAGACAACGACGACCAGCCCAACGTCTACATCATCAACTAATGGCGTAAAAAAAAATCAGCCAGGTGATTCCAATCAAAACTCTGCGGTTGGGTGATTAAACAAGTACAAGATATGACACAAAATAACACCTGCCACTTTGTATCACGACAATAGGAACTTAAATGAGAACTATCAATAACTATGATGAATTGCTGGAATACACTTTCGATTGTCTGGATAAAACTAAGCCTGCTGAATTGATGGAATTGAAAGGAGATTTCAATTATACTATAAAGGTTTCCGGCCAAAACTGGGACCAATATATTGACTGGAGATTAGCCAAACTCATCACCGAGTTTCAGAATTCAATCAACAGGGCGTTAAAAGAAGCAAACATAGACCTCACCAAGGAAGAAGAGCAGAAAACAACTGTAAAATTCAGAATTTCAAAAGGAAGTTCGCTGGTTGAGATCAACTGTGGGGACCTATTCAAAGTGGTGGCAGATCATATGACCGGTGGGCAGTTAACAGCAGTAATTATCGCGGCGATATTGGTTACCGGTGGCGTGTTGACGGTAAGGAGAATTATGGCCCGTCGCGAAAAAGAGTCAGACGAGAGAACTAAAAGGGAACTCGCTAAAGTGATAGAAAATGTAGCGCAGTACGAAAAACCAATACGTGGATTACTAAGCCGGATGGACAAGGAAGATACTGTTGAAATATCTCCAACCGATAGAAAACTCAACAGATCCGAGCTGCGAGCCGAATACCCTGGTAAAAGCAAATATCGAGCAGAGAACGTTTATATAGATGGTGTTTACACAGTAGTTGCTATCAAACTCGACGAAGGCACATTGGCAGTCGAGAAAGAAGGACACCGTTTTGACTGCCACTCTTCACTTAGCCGAGAAGCATCAGAAGAGTTATTCTCAAAGGTACAAGAGGCTCATTCTAAAGGGAAGGGCTTTGACTTGCCTCTAAAAATCACTGCTGAATATTATCAAGGCAGCAAGCAACTTAAAAAACAAAACATCTATGAAATTGGTGAACCGCGAATAGGCACCAGAACCTTGGTTGAGCTTTTAAATTAATCGCCAAAATTCTCAACAAGATTTTTCTATATTCATCTGCAAATAAAGCCACTGTGTGGCACCTCAACTCAATTTTTTTCTACGATTAAAAATTCATTGCTTTTTACACCATACCACTCGCCGCAAACTCAATAAAATCCGGCAAAAGTATCATAATAGTTTCATGCTTTGCCCATTCTGTAAATATCTCTGGTCATCAGTCCCCCTATAGCTACCG